TCTCTTTGTAGTCGTTTGTTGGAGTGTAATCGGCGGTAATAGCTACATACTTTTTCTTCCAAATCTCGGAGAAGCGATTTAATAATAACATTGCGATTTGTGTTAATGCAACTGCTTTTGCTCCACTGTCAGTAAAAGATGGGTATTTAGTTTTAGTCAACTCAGTTAATCTCTCTAGTATAAAAGCACACCATTTAGAGTAAGCGTGTGTATAGACATAGTCTATATCAAGTAAACCACCTCTACCATCAAAGATTTTTGTTAAAATCTCGTCAGGTGTAGCTAGAATTTTTACTACACTTTCAAGTGCACTAAATATTCCTGTTACTTCTACTTCCTCAGTATCATCCATCATTAATGGCTCAAAATAATCTTTAATCGTTATCATTTTCTTTCTCCTTGTCTTCGGTTGGTTCTTCCTTATTTTCTCCCTCTTCTTGTGTTTCTTCGTTTTCTTCAGTATTCAATTCTTTCTCGGCGAGTTCCATAGATGTTTCTATCTCCTCTCTTTGGAGCTTCCATGAAGAGTTGAGTTTAACACTAAGATTAGTACCAAACATAGCATTAACTTTCTCGGCTCCCTCTTGTCTACATTGCAACATATCGTCTATCAATGGCATTAAAGCCTCTTCGTTTAAATCAGCCTCGCTCTCGTTGATAGCTTCACGTTTCATATTATAGTTAGCGTTTAAGCCAAGTTGGTTAAACCATGTAGCTAAGATGTACTGTCTTAATTCTATAAGGTCTTGAATGTTACTAATAGTACCTGCGTATTGAATTGCATTAAGACCTCCTTTAAGACTCTCCATGAATTTGTTAGTAGCAATAACTCCTAGTTCGCCTTTTTCTATATCGTTTAAGAACTTCACAGCACTAGCTTTGGTCGCTTCGTCTCCTACTGAGATAAGAGAACTAATACGACTATTAACGGTAGCAATTCTTAAAGATATGTCAATCTCGGCTAACATGTTAGCGTATAAATCTAACATATCATTAATAGGAGTAAATGTTGAAGTGTTACGAATTACAATACAATCTTTATCAACCTCAAGTACTTTGTTAAATGGTAAGTAAGGATTGGCTACGATTGATTGAGTCGGTAAGTAGTAGGGGTTCAAGATACCTCCTAAATTGGATTGAAAAGCGTATAAACCTTTATTAGGTACGTCGGCAATAGTTGCTTTACCTTGTATTAACAATATCCATTCAAACTCTTTTTGTGGTATTGTCTCAGGTAAGCCGTCCCATTCAAACAACTGATTAAGACGCGATAACATGTAACTTTTGTGTTGCCTTACTAAGCGCTCTTTGTCTTTCAATGGGTTTCTATCACAACCTAATAATTTTTCATAACTCCAATCTTGCCTATTCGGTATCTTGTCCGCCATTTTCTCTCCTACTTTCTAAGTCTTCTTTAATTTTGTCGAGGTCTTCTTTAGTCTTATTAATGTCATTCTCTAAGTTGCTATAGTCTTTATTCTTAATAGCTTGGTACACTTTTAAAGCAAACTTGAATAATATCCAAAGAACTGATAAAGATACACTAATAATTCCTATAATAGACTCGATTTGTTGTAGTCCCACAGCTCCTGTTAAGACTATTAAGGAGCTATCTACAACATTTTCTAAAGTGGTATTTATTTTGATATACCTCCTTTCTATTTTAACCTCTCATACAAACTTGTAAATAGTTTCTTATAGACTCACCTACCGCATTGTCTTGATAAAAAACCTTACTCAGTTTGAAAAAGGATAAAATCACATTTACTACAGGACTACCCGAACTATAAATGTTAGTAACATAGTTAGGCTTCCCATTTGGTACAAGGTCGAATATTAAATCCCCCTTGTCTTTTAACTCGCCCGTTTTACGGTGTATGTATGTAAACGTCATATCGTTTGTTGAAACGATTTCACATTGAAATATCTCATTGTCAAATAAAATAAAATAAGTAAATAATATTTCTTTTGGTTTATATTTACAAGGCAAGTGAGGGTAGATGGCTATCTCCCAAGTACCCCCAACACCTGTAATCATAGTTAGTTTAGGATTGTCAAAAGCAAAGTAAATGTTACTCTTCTTTTTACCGTAGTAGTCCGAGAATTCAACCGCTACTTTAAGTCCACTATCTCCATAAGTATATACTTCAATCTCTCCTTTTTTCATGTTCTTAACATGTTTTAATCCCATTTCATTAAAATATGGAGCATATGGATTGATTGTATTACCCGCCATGAATATTGTAACGTCGTTACGTAGACGTATAATAGTTGATAATACGTTCATGAAGATAACAAATTCATCAGGTAGATAGTAATTACTTGATAAGAACTCATCAAAGAAAATATTTTTAATATTAGGGAACGAGATTGATTTAATGTGTTCTTGGTCATTAAGAGCAAAACCATAGCAAAAAGGTGTTTGCATTTTCTTTGTTGTAGCTCCGTGCTCGTCAACAAATGCTAGATACCAACGACCACCTAAATAAGATACTGAGTTAAATTCTCCCTTTGTTAGTCTAGTTATTACACCATTTTGAATATGACCCGCAAACATTTGCATTGAGTTTTTAGGTTTAAAGTCGTCTTGCCAACGTCTCAAGATACAAAATTCGTTCTTGTATCCGCTTTTAACGTATTCCTTTAAACAGTGTTCCAAGATAGCATAAGTCTTGCCATTAGAACGCTCACCGATAATCATATAATATTGTGCTTTATGTACCAGTATTTTATCTAATCTATAATGTTCTTCTTTTTCTTTAGCCACTCTCTATACCCATAGCCTCTACGCACTCTTAAAAAAGTAAAATTTTTATTTAGTATAGTTTGTAATTTGTAAAATTTATACATAATCTATCTTCACTCCTTCCGCTAAGAATTTTAAGTACTCGTCACTCATTGTCAATGTATAGCTTCCCTCTTCCATATGTACCGAGCTTAACTCATGATACGTTTGTTTATTGCCTAAATAGTCCATAAACTCTCCGCTCGTTTCATAGTCAATATATGTAAGAATTTGCTTGCCTGCATGTGGTGAGGGTACCTCAAATCCGTCACTAAAACTATCAAATATTTGTTGTATGTTGTTTTTATACTTTTTGAGTAAATAAGGTACTGCCTTAGTTTTATTAACTCCTGATATAGTTAATGATAATCCTTTTTTGTTGTTATATACCATATATCGCTTAGCTCCTAAAGTTTTGAACATATCATAATGACCGTCATAATCCCAAACGCCTATGATTTTCTTTTCTCCTTTTATAGTTGTTGGAGCGCACAATGATATATCAAGTTTATGATAACTCATTGCTACCTCTAATTTATGATAACATATATCGTTGTATTTATCAACATAATTCTTGTGTTTTTCATAATTAATTCCTTTGATTGAGTCGGTATCGCTATAGCAATAATCTTCTCCAAATTCTAAAATACCCGACCACAAATTCCGCCTTGCATACGCTGTGATAAATACTCCCCATGGGTAGAACAAAAACCTTGAGCGCTGATTGTTATACTTTTCTACTAGATCTCCTCGTTTATCGAGTGTCATTTCTTCGGTATGCCATCCCTCCTCGTCGTCATATTCCACCTCGGGTTTAATAATATCAGTAACAGTCATACCATAACAAGAGTTTAACATTTCTTTTGAGTTCATGTATTCGGCTATCTTGTCGTCAATACCTTTTAAAGTTGTTTTGTCTTTATATAACATTAAGATACTTTTTACAAATGGAGTAGGGAGGTACCATTTCTTATAAATGTAACACAAACCTATTTTACATTTATTCCATTTATAAACTTTCTCTATTATATCTAAATCTATGTTAGTTATTGTAGTTTTTAAATATTTAGTCTTAACTATTCTACCATTGTTAATTGTAGTAGCTCCCTCAGTTATACCATGTGAACTTGACAAATAAGACTCATAAATAAAAGTACTTTCTAAATCCCAAAACTCTATATCAAATATAAGACAGTTTCTTTTAGATAATTCTTTTATTTGTTCTAAAGATTTAATCTCTATTATTTGACCACGACTCATAGGGAACATCTCACTAACCATAACCGCGGGATAAGAGCTAGTAAAGTCAATAGATGTTACATCTCTAATTAAGTTATTAACAGCCAATGAGTTAGCATGTGTAAAGCCTCCCATGAAAGCACGACGCATTAACATATACTCTTGAGCGTCATTGATAACTAAATTTTTAATATATCTTTTTTTGTAGTTGCCTTTTTCATTGCAAACTTTACGACAAAACTTTCTTACTTTGCCAGTTTTTGTATATGGTAATCTAGAGATATATAAATAAGTTTCTAACTCTTCTTCAATGTAAGCGTCTAATACCTCGTAGTCTTCTCTAATATATCCTATTTCTTTCTCAGTTAGTGGAGTTGTAGAACCTCTTAATAAGGAATAGTCTAAATCTCCCACCATCTTTTTAGCACTATGATGTCGCAAATTTTCACCAACTTTTTTAAGTGAATAGCCACTAAGCATATAGCTACATCTAAATTCAATATTATTTTGAGTAACTGCGTATATAATTTTTCTCTCGTCGTTAGCTAAAATTTCTGTAATTTCAAAATACTTTCTTATAAATTGAAACTCATAAGCTAGGTTATGTACCCAAATAACTATATGCGCTTCAGGGTCTTTTTTATGCATAACATATTCTATATATTCTACATCTTTTATAAATTCTTCTAAACTTCTACCGATTTTATAATTGCCGTCGATACCAAAAATATAAGCGTAACAACATGCTCTTTTAGTTGGCTCTTTTTCTATACCCTCAACATAGAAACTAGATACCTCAATATCAAAGCAAATACGATTATTAAAGTATTTATTTCTATATTGTTTTTTGTAAACCTTAAAGCTTTTTACATTTGCTAAACACTCCTTAATCGTATTGTATTGTTCCATATTTAGTTATATTGATTGTAAGAACTATAAATATAGTCGTGCATTCTCTCTATTTTTTGGTTCATAATATCAAAGAATATTTGTTCTCGGTCTACTACTTCGCCCGTTTCTCTATTTACCCAATCGTCACCGACTTTTTGAAGTAAATTGTTTTTAAGGTCTAAAAATACCTCCATACCTACTTTAATAGTATCGCTTGGCAATTCTCCACCATGGTATAAATCTTTGTATCTATTATACAAGTCAAAGAACTCTTTTAATAATTCTCTCTTTGAATACAACCACTTAATAGTCTCTGTATATTTACTATAGGCGTTTTTATTTTTTGAACCTTTTGGTCTCCCTCTAGGTCTTTTTTCTTTTATTTCTTTAATCTTATTCTTGTTATTTTTTGAGCCCTTTGGTCGTCCTCGTGGTCTTTTTTCTTTCTTGCTAAAATCTGGAGGCTCTATACCGAAGCGCTTTAAAGTACGTAATGTAGCATTTATAGTACCTTGAACCGTACTAGTCTCCATGTCTAAAAAGTGTTTAGCTCTTGCGACACTTCTACGTAAACTATTAATATCAGCCTCTCTACCAATTCTAAAAGTACCTAATTCACTTTTTTCATAAGATAACAACGCTGGAGAGTAAGGAGCAAATTGTCTAAGCTTTCTTACTCTCAAGTTTGCAGCATTATTAAGTTTTATAGCATAGTTTTTTAAATCAGTAAGAGACATTTTATTTAAATCGTTATAAGATAGATTTAATTTAAGTCTCTTTGGCATTAGTCTTTAGTTACCTCCTTTATATAAAGTATATCTAATAAATTCTCGCAATCGCATAGAATTATTTCCTCAAATAAGGTAAGCACACCGATTAAACTCATTTTATTAGGTTGTTCATATGTAAATGTTAAATCGTTATTAATATATAGTTTGCCCCCTCCATATACTAGTAAATAAACCTCATATTTAGTACCTTTCTTGTAATTGACTGCAAAATAAGTGAAAAAATCTGTTATATTAATATCTTTTGTCATTTTATTATCTCCTTAAAATGGTAAATCGTCGGTTGCTTTAATGTTTTCAACGTCTTTAGTATTTTTTGTCATGTCAAATTCCGTTAAATCGTCATTGTTTTCTTCTTTCTTTTCAAATGGTTTATAGTCTAAGATTTTACGAAGCCAAATGTTGTCAAATCTTTCTTTAGTACGTAGTTCATTTTGTAATTCTAAAGATCTTTTTGTGTAATCTTCGGTTTTGCCCTCTTTAACTACAACATACCAAGGAACATCCACAACAGCAGTAATAAACCCGTTTAAATCACGACCATAAGCGTTTTCGCAATCTTGCCTAAAGTGTAAATTAAATGATACCTCTTTGCCCTCAGGTGCTTCAAATGGCACTTTTAAATAGGTGTAATAGCTTTTAAAAGTTTTCTTTTTGCCCTCGTCTTCGTAAGTTACCTCCTTTGTGTTGATTTTCATAGTAAGTTTTAATCTCATAATAAATTAACCTCCTTTCTTTCTCTTTAATATATGTTAATTTGAATGAGAAGCGTTTGTATAGTCGTCTAAATTTAAATCTAGCGTGTTTAATATTTCTTTTAATGTAAGTACACTATCACCAACTAAGGCATTAAATATATCTATTTGTGTCATATCAGTACTACTAATCAAAAGCTCGTTTAATTGTAGTATTAAAAATTCATATTTTTTCATTTTATACGTTTTTGAGTCGTTCATTATTTCTAAAAATTCTATTTTTTCTTTTATATTTTTTAGTTCTTTTTCTATCATAAATTTACTTCCTCCCTTTGATATATTTTGGGTGTTCTACCCCATATATGAAGCTCTTTTCTTTCTCTAATATAAGTTAAAGTAAAATCTACAAATCTTTCTTGATTTTGATAAAGTGCTTTAATATAATCTTCAAAGTCTTGCCAATAATAAAATATACTTGCGTTATTGTCCGCGTTTTCTATATAAATAATTGTGTCCCATAACTTCCTCTTTTTAATGTCTTTAATAAGTGTTTCAAATTTCATATTATTGTAACCCCCTTAATATTTCTTGTGACTCTTGCCACATGTAAATATATTCGTTTTGTTTTCTATATTCTTTTATTCTTGTGCGAGTTGCGTGCGCTAGTTGTAAAACTGCTTCTTTATTTTTTGCAGTTAATATAATGCGATGTAGTCTTAAATCTACTAAATGCCATTTTACCATATGCCTATCATAATAATATGCAATATCGTTTTCAAAGTAATATGCGGTTGTGACGTGCTCTAAATAATAATCGCCGACAACATCTAAATATAACTTAGGCGGTTTATCAATTTTATCACGAATTAACCAAAAATCAGCACATTTTATTGACATAATATACCTATAAACATTGCGACTTTAAGTACATTATAAAATGTACAAAATCTTTTTTTATCGTAATTATTTTGTCGTATGTAGTCTATAAAATCACTAATATTATTAAATTTAATATATTTATCACTTAATTTATCGGGATATAAATATATTTTATTAATTAAATAAAAACCACAATTTAATGCTTTAATAACATCATCTAAATTCATATATATTATCTCCTTAAATGTATCTTATTACTAATAATTGTTCTTTTCTATAATATTTAATACGATATTTACAATATAAAGCTACGCTAAGTTTTCGCTTAAATAATTTAAAAATTCTTCAATGCTATTAAAATGATAAACTTTAAAACAAGGTTCTTGTGCAAAGCTTATTAATTTTATTCTTTTTCTTTTATTAAGATTTTTTACTAAAGTTTTATATTTCATATATTTAAAATTATTCATGTTGTACCTCTTAAAATTTTGGCTCTATAATAAATATAAAATTACCAATAATTGTATAATGAACATAACCATAGTAGTTTAAATCTTCTAACAAGAAACTAATTACACCATATACGGTTTCATTTCTTACAATAGCCATACCAAAACTATTTTGAATTGTATCTACTATAGTTAAATCTTGGTCGATATATCTATTCTCTCTTTTTGATATAATTTGAATTAGTCTAACTAAATCGTATTCGCTTTCACCTCTTTCCATGGCTAATTGCTGCACCCATGTAACTTGTTCGTTTTTTTCTTTGTTTGTCATAAATTTTTCCTCACTTTCTTTATTGACACGCTTATTATATATAATATTTTTAGAATTGTCACAATAATTTTAATATTTTTTAGAAAAGTTTAAATTTGTAATCCTCTAACCTATTTTTATTTAGAATTTTAAAAAAGTAACTAGCAATTCATTTTTAATACGATAATCAATATTATTATTAGCTATAATACTAATTATATAGGCTCTTATAGCCTGTTCAACTTTTTTAGTAAATTTAATATAAGTAATCTTTTCAACGTTTGTAACTAAAACACTTAATAAATCGCTGTAATAAATTCCTTGTTCTTCTTGTGTTACATTTTCTAAATCTTTCATACAATCTTGTAATGTTTTTAGTTGGTTTTGTGTCATAATTTCCTCGCTTTCTTTAATACGCTTTTGAAGGCTAAGCGTTAACCCTATGAACTAATACTCTATAATGTAAACATTGGATATTATAACCGCCCGCGTATATTGTTTCAATTTTACAAATTCCATTTTCACCCTTAATAGTTCCGTTTAATTCCCCATTTAATCCAACTTTTAAATTTAATGCTTTAACAATTAAACCAACTTCTTTATTAACTCTAGCAATTAATGTTTTTTCTTTTAATGTTGCATCTCGTTCGATTATCTTCAATAGTCTTTCTTCTCTATCTTTTGAAGAATAGCCAAAAGATAAATCTAAAACTATTTGATTATACTTTTCGAAGAGTTGTCTTTTTTCTTTTCTATAATCATAATTTGTATGAGAATACTTTTCGATAAGTTCTTTATATTCTTTTTTAAAATCTTCAATTGCTTGATGATAATAGTTAATTGCTCTTAACTTCCATGAATTAATAAATTCTTTAATTTCTTTTAAATTGTTTTCTGTCATAATAATGACCTCCTTACACTAATTATTATACTCAACAAAAAAGCAATTTCAATAGAAAAATACAATAAAAATAGAAAAGTTATAAATTAGTAGTAATTTA